CTTGCTGAATTAAAAGAAATTGCCCAGAAAAATACAATTAAACGTAGTCTAATAGGACAGGGTTACTATGGAACAATCACACCACCAGTTATACAGAGAAACGTTCTCGAGAATCCAGCTTATTACACATCTTATACTCCATATCAAGCAGAGATATCTCAAGGAAGACTAGAAGCACTGTTTAATTATCAGACATTAATCACAGAGTTAACAGGTCTGCCTATAACTAATGCATCATTGTTAGATGAAGGGACTGCAGCAGCAGAAGCAATGATACTAGCATACAATGCGTCGAAAAAAAATACGCTTTTGGTTGACAGTAAGATATTTCCGCAAACATTAAAAGTATTACGCACGAGAGCGAAACCATTAGGTATAAAAATACTATTGATGGACTTTGATAAGTCTATGGATTTGCCTGACTATCAAGAAGCATTCGGAATTATAATTCAGTTACCTAATACTGAAGGTAAACTAAGATATCCAGATGGTATATTAAAATGTTGTGAAGTCTTCAATGTAATGAAGATTGCTATTGTAGACCCAATGGCACAGGTGTTAATGAAACCTGTAGGAGAGATGGGATTTGATATAGCAGTTGGTAGTATGCAAAGGTTTGGTGTCCCTATGGGATTTGGCGGACCTCATGCAGCATTTTTTGCAACCACTGAAAAGCATAAGCGGAAAGTTCCTGGGCGGATTGTAGGACAGTCGGTAGATAACCAAGGGAATTCAGCACTAAGGCTAGCGTTACAAACAAGGGAACAACACATAAGAAGAGACAAAGCAACAAGTAATATATGCACGGCCCAAGCACTACTCGCAAATATGGCAGGGTTTTACGCGGTCTACCACGGTAGAGAAGGTCTGAAAAGAATAGCAAATAGAATATTGCGATATAGGCAAACGCTATTATTGGCATTGAAATGGTGTGGAATAGAAACAGATGAATCAGAAGGATTCGATACTGTAAGATTTAAAAGCTCGTTTGCTTTAGATGATTTTAATGTCAAATACGACGATGGTTGGGTTACTTTATCATTAGATGAATGCACTACATTAGATGAATTGCATAAAATTATCGATAGTCAAGTTGAGTTTCCTAATAAAGCGGATACTATGACGCATGTTTTGGATGCTGTAGGAAATTATAAATGGTTATCAATACCTTATCGTAAGAAGGAATGGTTGACACAAGAAGTATTTAACAAATATCATAGTGAAACCGATATGATGCGATACATTTATGAGTTATCATCTAAGGATTTCTCATTAGTAAATGGTATGATGCCACTGGGTAGTTGCACTATGAAATTAAACTCAGCATCAGAGTTGATGCCAGTGTCATGGCCAGAGTTTAACAGCATACATCCTCTAGCACCACCTAGTCAGTCTCTAGGTTATGAGCAAATTATGGTAGATTTGCAGAAGTGGTTATGTGATATCACAGGATTTGATTCTATATCTCTACAACCAAACGCAGGGTCACAAGGAGAGTATGCGGGGTTGTTAGCAATCAAAGAATACCATGAATCAAATGGAGAGAAACGTAATAAAATTCTAGTGCCTAAGAGTGCGCATGGGACTAACCCTGCTACATGTATTATGGCAGGCATGGAAGTTGTTACTGTAGATTGTGATAGTCATGGCAACGTAGATATACATGACTTAAGAATAAAAGCATGTTTAGAGGCAAATGAATTAGCGGGTTGTATGATTACATACCCATCTACTCATGGTGTATTTGAAGAAACTATTAGAGAGATATGTGATATCGTGCATGAGTTTGGTGGTCAGGTATATCTTGACGGTGCAAATCTAAATGCACAGGTAGGTCTAGCAAAACCATGTGAGTATGGTGCGGATGTATGTCATCTAAATTTACACAAGACATTCTGTATACCGCATGGTGGTGGAGGACCTGGGGTAGGTCCTATTGGTGTAGCAAAACACCTTACACCATTTGTAAACCAAAGAGTATCAGCAGTAACTCAGGGTAGTGCATCCATTCTACCTATTACATGGATGTATATACGAATGATGGGTGGTGATGGTCTTAGACAAGCAACAGAAGTAGCACTTTTAAATGCTAACTGGTTAGCAAAGTTGATAGAGCCACATTTTGATGTATTGTATAAGGCAAAGAATGGTAGAGTTGCACATGAATGTATATTTGATTGTAGAAATTTACCCTTCACAGCAGAAGATGTGGCAAAGAGATTAATGGATTATGGTTTCCATGCACCCACACTGTCATGGCCTGTGTCAGGCACTATGATGGTGGAGCCTACAGAATCTGAATCAATGGAAGAGTTGGAAAGATTTGCCTACGCCATGAGTTGTATTAGATGGGAGAAACCTGAGTTAATAAAGGGTGCACCATATACTGCAAAAGAAATAGCAGGAGAGTGGAAACATGAGTTTACCCGTATGGAAGCAGCATACCCCGTTGACCAAAAGAATAAGTTTTGGCCAGCAGTCTCAAGGATTGACAACGTATACGGTGACAGGAATCTCGTCTGTGCATGTAGTTAGAAAACTTTATGACAAAGTTTAAACTCGGGTAAATAATTATGTGGATTTGGAGACAGGACAATGCACCTTTAACCCCTAATCTTTGTGAAGTAAACATAATGGTAAAAACTAATGCACAATTTAATTTCATTTAATCAGAGGTGGACACACGACGCTGCAAATGACGAGGATAAAATAGACGAGTATTACGAATGTCTAATTGAATGCACAGACAATCAGTCCTCTTGCAAACGTATCTGTAGTGACATCCTTATGTGAGATCTGTCAATAAGCACTCTAGGGGGTGCTTTTTTATTACTAAATAGAATTATGAATGAAGACGAATACTTTGATGAGAATTTAGGTCTCGTCTACCCAAGAGAAGACTACGATGACAACGTGGAACAAACAGATAGCGAATAGAAACTTCCTGTCCCCTATAGGATTTAAGTTTCTACTATCAAAATACCCTAAGATACCTTACTTTTCACAGTCTGCTAATATTCCCGCTATGAATCTAGGGATACAGCAGCAACCAACACCCTTGCGTCCTTTACCTTTAGAAGGATTCATTGGGTATGACCCTCTCAACATGACCTTCTTGATTGATGAGGACTTAGAAAATTATATGATTCTACATAACTGGATACGTGCTCTAGGTACTCCTGACGATACCCAAGAGAGAAAAACTTTTATGGAAAGAGAATTAAAGGAATGGAATAGTGACAAATTAACTGCAGATGGCACGTTGGTAATCTTAAACAGTAACTTTAAACAGAATTTTAATGTAGTGTTTATGGATTTGATTCCACAGTCCTTGTCAGCAATGGAATTTAATGCTACAATAGATGGTACAGAATACGCTACAGCAAGTGTATCATTTACTTTTAACGCTTATCAGGTTAGACGTGGTGAGCAGACAGAGAGGGATACACGACTAGAATAATCATGAATCTTGAAAAAATTCAAGAGATGTGGGCAAAGGATTCTGAAGCATTCTTTGACCATAGAGAGTTACCTGAGCTATTAGCAAATGACAGTATGGAGACACCTCGTCTTCATGCTAAGTATGTACAATTCTACAATTCATTTAAGTTGATGCTGTCAGAAGCACAAGTTAAGAAGAATGTATTGTATAGAATGAAGTTTGAATACTACTCAGGCAAAGCACCATCAGAGGTATACAGAGAAAATCCTTTTGACCTTAAGGTATTGAAAGGTGACTTAGATGTATACATCAATAGTGACCCAGAGATATGTAAATCCAACCAGAAAATAGACTACCTAGAAACTTGTATAAATTGTATTGATAGGATACTTAAACAGATAGACTCGCGAGGGTTTGCTATTAAGAATACTATGGACATTATCAAGTATTATGGTGTTAGATGATAACCATTTCAAAAAAGAATGAGGTTTATCTAAAAATTGAAGGGGAGCAACACTTACATAAAGAGTTAAGTGAATACTTTCAGTTTGAAGTCCCTGGTGCAAAATACATGCCTCAGTATAGGAGGAAATTTTGGGATGGAAAGATAAGATTATACTCACCAGGTACAGGTGAGATATATGTTGGTCTCTATGATTACCTAGCAGACTACCTAGAGGAAAAGGGTTACGAGTTTTTCCTTAAAGACTCACAGTTTTATGGTCTCCCAAACGAGGAAGAAAATTATGTCACACCTGAGGGGATTGCGACTTTCGTTAAACATCTACGGTTACCTTTCAAGGCAAGAGATTACCAACTCAAAGCAATATTCCAAGCTATTAAACAACGTCGCAAACTTTTACTATCCCCAACAGGGTCAGGAAAATCCCTCATCATCTACGGATTAGTAAGATGGCATAGAGCAGCGAAGAGAAATGTACTTATCATTGTGCCTACCACATCATTGGTATCACAATTAAAACAAGACTTTAAAGACTATGGATGGAATGCAAATGCATATGTCCATGAGATTATGCAAGGTAGAGAGAAATATACAGAGAAACCAGTTGTTATATCTACATGGCAGAGTATATACAAAGAGAAAAAGAATTTCTTTGAAAGGTTTGATGTTGTAATAGGAGATGAAGCACACTTATACAAAGCAAAATCACTGACTGGTATACTTGCCAAGTGTCATGATGTAAAATATCGCGTGGGATTAACAGGGACACTAGACGGTATGCAGTGTCATCAGTTAATACTAGAAGGTCTCTTTGGTAGATGTGATAAGGTTACAACCACATCAGACCTGATGAAAAAGGGACAACTCACACCATTAAAAGTGAAGATATGCATGCTAGAGCATGGTCATGTGC